TGGATCTGGCGGCGCAAAGACCTACGTTGAAGATGTCTTCAGCACCTGGCTCTATACCGGCAACAGCAGCACGCAGACGATCACAAATGGGATTGATCTGAGCGGCAAGGGGGGATTGGTTTGGATTAAATGCAGAAGCGACGCTTTTGGTCACTTCTTATGTGACACAGCAAGAGGAGCCGGTCAGTACCTCAGATCTAACACTACAGCCGCCAGCACAAATGACTTAGGTAGTCTTTCGGCTTTTAATGCAAGCGGATTTAATCTAGCTAGTGATAGCAGCGTAAATTTTTACGACTCTACCTACGCCTCCTGGACCTTCCAAAAGCAGGCCAAGTTCTTTGATGTCGTCACCTACACCGGCAACGGCAGCAACCGCACCATTGCCCACAACTTAGGCAGCGTGCCCGGCTGCATCATCGTCAAACGCACCGATACCACAGGCGACTGGCAGGTTTACCACCGCAGCCTTGCCAATACCGAATACATAGTGCTGAACAGCACCGCTGCTAAAGCAACAGGCGCTACTCGCTGGAATAGCACCACACCCACCAGCACTGTTTTCAGCCTCGGCACTGATGCCACGGTGAATGCCTCCGGCGGCACCTACGTCGCCTACCTGTTCGCGCACGACGCTGGCGGGTTTGGCGATAGCGGCAATGACAGTGTGGTGAGTTGTGGGACTTATACAACTGACGCCAGTGGCAACGCCACTGTGACCCTTGGTTGGGAACCTCAATGGGTTCTTATTAAAAGGACGGACTCAACTGAGAACTGGATAATTGGAGACATAATGAGAGGCGCAACTGTTGGGTCAGGCGCGCAACTAGGCTTGCGCCCGAATACATCGGACGCTGAAACCAACTTTGGCGTTGGGTGGGCGTACCTTTCCGCCACTCAATTCAAGGCATTTGGATCTGGTAGTGCCACCTATATCTACATCGCCATCCGCCGTGGGCCGATGAAGACGCCCACCGATGCCACGAAGGTGTTTGCACTTAGCACTGCGGCAGCAAATACAAGCATCACAACAGGCTTCCCGGCAGTCGATTTGGATTTCATGAAGCGGAAAGATGCCACTACTCAATGGTGGTTTATTTCACGACTTACAGGCAGTACTCGCGTTTTAGACAGCTCTTCCTCTGGAGCGGAGGCTGCGATAGCGTCAGCCACTTATTTTGACAGAAGTGGATCATTTCTACAAAATGATGTTACCAACCCTATTGTTTACTTACTGGCACGCGCCCCCGGCTTCTTCGACGTGGTGGGTTATACGGGCACGGGATCAGCGCGAACGGTGAGTCACAACCTTGGCGTGGCGCCGGAGTTGATGATTGTTAAAGTTAGAAGTTCAATTATGCTCTGGGGCGTGTATACATCAGCATTAGGCGCTGATAAATACCTATCCCTCAATACAAGTAATGCAGTCGTACCAAGCACTACTATTTGGAACAATACATCTCCAACTTCTACTGTATTTACTGTTGGATCAAGTGTGGTCGTCAATGGCGGTGGCGATAATCTAATCGCCTACCTTTTCGCTTCCTGCCCCGGCGTGAGCAAAGTCGGAAACTACACCGGCACTGGCACCACGCTTAACATTGACTGCGGCTTCACAGCAGGCGCACGGTTTGTGTTGATTAAACGCACCGATAGCACGGGAAGCTGGTATGTATGGGATACTGCTAGAGGTATCGTCTCGGGTAACGACCCGTACTTGCTTTTGAATAGTACAGCAGCTGAAGTCACAAACACCGATTACATAGATCCATTGTCTTCAGGTTTTCAAATCAGCAGCACAGCACCAGCGGAAATAAACGCAAACGGCGGGTCATATATTTTTCTTGCAGTGGCGTAAATGAAAACTACACCTTATTTCTATGTTCTCCGAGAAGTCAGCACTGGCAATTTGTATGCCGGAGTTAAATTTGCACGAGGGTGTAAACCATGCGACCTGCTGACCACTTATTTTACTTCTTCTAAAATTGTAAAGCGTTTGCTCGCTACAAATCCGCAGTCTTTTGTTATAGATCGCATAAAAATTTTCCCCACAAAAGAAGAAGCAATTGCTTATGAGAAAAGATTCTTAAGTAAGGTAAAAGCGCACAAGTCCGCTAAGTGGTATAACCAAAGCATCTCAGGGGCTGTACATCCTGATTTGCTGAAGAGCATCTACAACGAAAAGTATCAAGTTGATAACCCTAAACAACTGCAGGAAATTAAAGACAAAGCTGCCGACACGTGCATGGAACGCTTTAACGCTCCTAGCCGATTTGAAGCATCAGATTTTGAACAAAAAAGAAAAGATTCAATGCTTTTGCGATATGGAGTTGAGTACACCACTCAGTCGCCTGAATTGCTAGCAAAAATCCGTAAAAGCTATTTGGATAAATATGGGGTAGATAATCCTTCTAAAATGCTCAAGAATAGACTTCTTCATTCTCGTTTAATGAAAGAAAAGAATACAACCAGAAAAGTCTGTGAACATTGCGGCAAAGAATCGAACTACGGTAACTATGCTCGGTGGCATGGAGACAGTTGCCGCCATAAAACCCCCGCTACCGTTTAATCATGGAACTCCGCAACCGCACCACCGGCGCCGTCATCACTGAAGACGAGTTTCGCCGCTCTAACCCCAATACCAGCTTCCCGCCGCAGCTGACCGCTGAGATCATCAGCGATTTTGGCTACGACCCCGTGCTGGAAGGCCCCCAGGCCACTACCGTGCCGCCCTACCAGTACAGCCAGCGTGATGGCGTAGTGGAGGTGAACGGGCAGTGGTTCACGCACTACATCGCAGGCCCTGTCTTCCAGGACTACACCGACGATCAAGGCGTGGTACACACCGCTGCTGAGCAGTATGAGGCGTACTGTTTCGCTAAAGATGCCGAGCAGGGCAAAGCTGTCCGCGAGGATCGCAACCGCCGTTTAGCCGAATGCGACTGGACCCAGCTGGAAGACAGCCCGCTCAATCCTGATGGCAAAGGTGCCTGGGCGCTCTACCGCGAAACCCTCCGCATGGTGCCACAACAGGAAGGCTTCCCCTGGAACGTGCAGTGGCCACCGAAGCCCGGTGATAACTGATGGCGGTAAAAGCTAAAACAGGCACAGGGCGGCTGGATCATCAAGCCGGTCGCCCCAAGACAACTAGACAGGGTTACGGACAGCACAGCCGCCCACGTCGTCGCGGCAAGAAGAAACTTGTCGGTCAAGGGCGCTAGCCTATTTAGGTAGCTATTGTCGCCATGATTGAAGTTGTAGCCGCCATCGCTGGCGCATCAATTTCCGTGGCGGCAATGGGTGCTGCAGGCTTTAGCCGTCGTAATGATGAAGCGAGAGACGCAGTAATTCGCCTTACAAGTGCAGTTGAGCATATCGCCACTCAGCTTGAGGTTTTACATCAGGACATTAAAGAAGACCGCAGGGAAACGTTCAGTAGGTTATCGACGGTGGAGCAAAGAGTATCTAAGCTTGAAGGGAGGCCACCCTCCTGTTAATTATGGATCCCACCACTGCTGCCGCAATTGCAATCATCATTGCTGCCGGCTCTGAAATTATTGCCCTGCTGCCGATCAAGGAAAACGGCTGGATTCAGCTGATCTTGAAGGCCCTGAAGGTGGTATTCCCAAAGCGTTGAATGCCGACACGGTATGGCTAGCGCGATTTGGCCAAAAGACTTGGCGTGATCACCTGCGTAAGGCTGCGCAGGATTACAAGTTTGAGAAGACGCTAGGACCGAGGCTAGATCGCGCTGAGGCTGATTGGCACGCTACACAGCCACCAGCAATAGAGCCGCCAGTGATTGTGCATCACGATATTGACCCTGTGCTGCAGACTGGTGATAGCCGCTTACTTGGTGGCGCCATGAGTATTCACGCACCTTGGAGCAATGACGCAGAACGCGATACGGCTGATTGACCTGTTTCGGTATTACAAGGCATTGCCGCATCAGATGGCGGCGGTATCGGAGCTTGAGGCTGCGATCAATAAGGCTAATCCGCATATCCTTGGCCGCGATCAGGGTTGGTTTAAGACGTGGAGCCAGTCGGGTAGGCAGGAAGATGATTTGCAACCTGCTGTTGAGCTGATTAAAAAGTTTGAGGGCTGCAGGCTTGAGGCTTATTTGTGCCCTGCTGGTGTTTGGACAATCGGCTATGGCCATACGGGCACGAATGTAAAGGCGGGCCTGAAGATCACGCAGGCTGATGCCGAGGCGTTGTTGCTGTCTGATATTGAGCGTTTTGCCCGTGCTGTTGATACTTGGATCAAGGTTGATCTAACGAATAATCAGCGTTGCGCGTTGATCAGCTTTACGTTCAATGTGGGTATTGGGGCGCTGCAGGAAAGCACACTGCGTAAGCGGCTTAACAATGGCGAAGATCCCGTCAAGGTGGCGATGGAAGAGCTGCCGAGGTGGAATAAAGGGGATGGCAAGATCCTTGAGGGTTTGGTGCGTCGTCGCCGGGCTGAGGTTGAGCTGTTTTGTCATGGCGTGAAGCCTGTAACGAATGACGTAAAACTGACGCCCGATAAGCCGTTTGATTTTCGCGTTACGCCTCATATCAAATATGGCGAGCTTGCATTAAATCAAGAGGCTAGAAGATTTGATAAGCAGCATCAGTGCGATACGGCGATTGTGCTGTGTAATTTCCTTGAAAAGGCAAGAGCTGCGTTTGGCGGCAAGCCGATCATCATTACGAGTGGCTATCGCCCAGCCAAGGTAAATGCGTCAGTTGGAGGTGCATCACGCAGCGAACATTTATACGATGCACCTGATACCGGAGCTGTTGATTTTTACCTTGAAGGTGTCAACATTTACGACCTGCAGGAGTGGTGCAAGGCTCATTGGCCGTACAGCTTGGGCCTAGGTGCACCTAAAGGTTTTCAACACATCGGAATCCGTCCCGGTCGGCCTAAAGTCCAGTGGGTTTACTAGCGTCTCGTGCTGCTGCCTGATTCTGAGATCCGTGCCCTGTGCCAGTCTCACGCTCTGATTCATCCCTTCAATCCTGATCGCCTGAACCCTGCCAGTTACGACGTGGCGCTGGGCGACAACATCATGATTGAGGTGGCTGAAACCCCCGAGCTGATCAGGCACAGCATTAAGACGCATACCAAGGAGGATCCGTACTGGCTGCAGCCTGGTGAATTCATCCTTGCCGAAACCGAGGAGATTTTTAACCTGCCCGACAGCCCCGCCATTGCGGCTCAATTTGTACTCAAGTCAAGCCGCGCACGTTCGGGCATTCAACATATGTTGGCCGGATTTTGTGATCCTGGCTGGCACGGCAGCAGGCTGACTCTTGAGTTAAAAAATGTGCGTCAAAAGCATCGTGTTGGCATCTGGCCCGGACTGCTGATTGGTCAAATGGTCTTTATGCCTCTTAGCGATGACCCTGAGCGTTCTTACGCAGAGGTTGGTCATTACAACAAGCATGAAACCGTAATGCCATCTTGGGAAACATTTAACATTCCGGCTAAGCCGGCTAGCTAAGCTGGCTGCGTGAGAGTCAAGGACCATGACCGCCTAGTTGGTGAGCTGGGCGGTTTTTTATTGCTCAGTGATCAGGGCCTTGCTCATGCCGCATTGAATCGGGTAAATCAGGGCTTTGCAGAAAGTGAACAGAGAATTCGTCGTATCCGCGCTGATGTGCCCATAGTTGAACGGCGCCGATTGTTTTGAAAGGCCCGACGCGTGTTTTGTCTGGCAGTTTGATGTAATAGTTCATGGCGGTTGTCTTCGCTACCGTTTAGGCAAGTCAGTGGCGGCCTTGTGGTTGATCACATTGATGGCACCGAGCTTGTTAGAAAACGTGATGCCAAGCGGCGTTTCAGGGATCAGATACTGTTGCACTTTAATTATCACTGCGCCTATTGTTTTGAGCCATTAGGTAGATCGCCAACGCTTGATCATGTAATCCCGAAAATCAAAGGTGGCACAAGCAACATGAATAACCTTGTGGCGTGTTGCTTTGGTTGCAATATGTCAAAAGGACATAAGGATTGGCGTGTTTGGTACAGGAGTTTGCCGTTTTGGTCAGAGATTGGAGAGGCAAGGATATTGGACTGGATCAATCAGGATTAAGGCGAAGTCATTTGATGCTGATAGACCTGGGCTTGCCAAAGATCTGAGCTGTAGCGGCACATTCCTTGATAGCAAGTGCGGTAGTACATTTCACCACCTCCTGCAGGTTCTAAGACTTCGATATAGCTGCCGTCGTCAAATTCCGTCCTGCTCAATACGGTCGGTTCCATCGTTATACAGGTGGCATTGATCTGCGAACTTACCGTAGGCGCTTTGCTTGGCTTCGGGGAACTCAAATTCGCAGCCGTTACCTCCGTTGTTGACGCGCAATACAGACCAGTGCCTACAATCCCAACAGGTCAGGTGGCCGCGTGGGCTTGGATCAAGCGATTGATAGGTTTGCCCTTTTTTAAGGCTTTGGTAAATGTTGTGAGCCCGAACAAAGGCGGTTTTTAGGTGTGTCGTTTGAAGATCAATAACAACCGTTGCACCGCCTTGTTTGGGTAGTTTGACTTTGGCACGCCAATTTTCAACGAGCGTTCGCCGTTCTAAAACAACTCTGCCGTTGAATAAATTGATCATGTCATTCGTCTTCGCCAAAGGAAGGCATATGGAAGATGCGCTCTAGTTCGAAGTGATCTGGAGGCATTTCATCTGGTGCCTGGCCTTCACGGAACGGGTCATTGAGATCCCGAATGATGTAGGCGACAGGCGTATGGCGAAGGCGTACCTGAAGCGTGCCAACCCGAGGGCTTTTGGCCAATC